GGACACTACCAAAGTTACGCTCAATTCACACCTAAAGACGACAACGGATGCGATTACAAGATCAAATTAGACCAAGACTAAGAAACGGTAGCAAAGCTGCACATTTAAACATTACAAAGCCAGAGCGAAGGATTTTAGAGATAGGCGATTTACATTGCCCCTTTGATTTAGAAGGCTATTTAAAACACTGCATTGATACATACCACAATTATAACTGCAATCAAGTTGTTTTTATTGGGGATGTTATCGATAGCCATTTTTCAAGTTTTCACGAAACCGACCCCGATGGAATGGGTGGAGGGGATGAGCTGGATCTTGCTATTAAAAGGCTTGCGAAATATTACAAAGCATTTCCAAAAGCGGACGTCCTAATAGGAAACCACGACCGTATTATAATGAGAAAGGCATTTAGCGGAGGTATTCCTAAGCGATGGATAAAAGGCTTTAGCGAGGTTTTGGAAACTCCAGGTTGGAACTTTACCGATCGCATAGTTTACGACCAGGTCCAGTACGTACATGGCGAAGCGGGAACGGCTAGGTCAAAAGCAAAAGCAGATATGATGAGCACCGTACAAGGCCACCTTCACACGCAATGTTACACAGATATAATGGTAGGTGCTAACTTTAGAATATTCGGCAAGCAAGTAGGCTGCGGAATAGACCACGACGCGTACGCTCTAGGCTATGCAAAGCGAGGTAAAAAGCCTGCAATTTCCTGCGGTGTTACAATAGGAGGGCATACTTCTTTTAATGTGCCTATGAAACTTTAACATTTTATAATTAGGTTTATATAAATAAGTTTGTTTATATTTGCATATGAAAAATAAGCAAATACAAAAAGTAGTTAAGCTCGGGAGTGGGATTACTACAACGCAAACTTTAAAGAATGGAGTAATAACAATTCAAATTGGTAAGCCATGGAAGTAGATCGACTAAAAAAGGTCTACTCTCTTTTAGACCATGGCTTAAAAAAGAAAGCTGCAATATTAGCCAATTGCCGACTATCAAATTTTCTGACTACAACAAATGAAGAGGTTGCAAAGCATCGGATTAAATGCGTAATAGAAACGCAAAGACTAGCTTTAAATACTGCAAGTTATACACTTTTTCAAATGGAACAGATATGAGCATTTTAAAAGTTAAACCGTTAATAGATGAATACTTTAAATTAGACTTATCGCAAAAAAGTAGAGAACTTGATTTTGTACTAGCAAGAGCCGTTTATTTTAAAGTCCTTAGAGATGTGTATTTTCAATCTTACCAGTCAATGGGTAGGAGCATAGGCAAAGACCATGCAACCGCAATGCACAGTTATAAACATTTTGATTCTTACCATGACTACTACAAATCTGTGGAAGAATGTTATAGGCACGTTCAAATTAAACTAGGTTTGATTGAAAAAGACCCAATAGATTTAGTAAAGGATTTAGACATTAAAGAGCATGTAAAAGAATGCCTTACTTATTTAGTTCAATTAGATGATAACGAATTAAAAGCATTTATACCTAAAATTGACTTATATTTGAAGTCAGTAAAATATAACCGTAAAAAACAACAAGAATGGGTACGCACGTCGAACAGTTAGCAGATAGAGATTATTTAGGCGGGTATAGTCTTTATGGATTAGATCACCTAGACGCAATCATTAAAGAAGTAAAAAGGGAAGAAGTACCAGATCAAAACGGTAAGAAGTCCCCTTGTGTAGTCGCTTACTTTCAAAATGGAATTAAGCCAATGATTTTAAATAGCACCAACCGAAAGAAAATTATATCTCTTTTGGGAACTCCTGAGATTGAAAAATGGGCGGGTGTTAAAATTAGAATAGTTACAGAAAAGGTAAAAGCTTTTGGAGCAATACACGATGCGCTAAGGATCGCAAACGAGTTGCCTTCTTTACCAGAATTAAACGAAAAACACCCAAAGTGGGAAAGTGCTAAGGCAGCCTTAAAAGCTGGCAGCATTACGATTGAACAATTAAAAAAGAACTATCATGTTACAGGAAAACTATAAATTTAGATGCCGAGCTAGTGGCTTAGGCAAGATTATGGGAGTGCGTGGAATGGGTAAGACTGGCGAGACATTTGTAAAAGAATGGCTAATTGAGAAAATCTACGGAACGCGTAAAGAGATACACAGTAAGTATCTAGACAAAGGAAATAATAACGAAGGCATTGCAATTGAAATGGCAGCTCAACAACTTAAAGAGCCTATGTTATTAAAAAATGACCAATGGTTTGAAAATGACTACATACATGGAACGCCAGATGTATTACTGCCTGATATGGTTATTGACGTAAAATGCAGCTGGGATGCTTTTACCTTTCCACTATTTGAAACGGAACTGCCTAACATGGATTATTACTGGCAAATGCAAGCTTACATGTGGCTTACTGGTAAGACAGAAGCTAAGGTAGTTTATTGCCTTACTGAAACAGATGAAGAGGATCCTAAATATATAGGAGTACCAGCAGACAAATTGATAAAGGTTTTTAATGTACCTTTCGACGCAGATGCAGTTGAGAAAATTAAAACTAGAATAGAAGAGTGTAACGAATATTTAAAAAAAATAGTATAATGGAAGTAACAGGAAAAGTAAAAGCAATCGGACAAACGGAAACAGTCGGTGCTAAAGGATTTCAAAAAAGATTAATTGCGGTTGAAACTTTGGAGCAATACCCGCAAGTATTAGGGATCGAATTTGTCCAGGATAAGACTAGCTTATTAGATGCCGTTAACGTTGGCGATAATGTAACGATAGGCATTAATCTAAGAGGTAGAGAATGGGAAAACCCACAAGGAGAGATAAAGTACTTCAACACTTTAGGGGGTTGGAAAGTTACTGTTAACGAAAAAACACAAAGCAATGAGCCAGAGCCAAGCGGAAATGGTCTACCCTTCTAGGGAAAGCCAAAAAAAGCAAATAGAGGATTTAATTCGGGGTGGTAGTATCCACCCTGATAATCCCTTACTAATGGAAATAAACAGAAAATATAGAGAATTATGCGAAATTTAGAACAACCAAACCACTACGGAGCAAGACCAGATGTGATTGATTTTAACACAAAGTACGACCTCAATTTTAATTTAGGAAGTGCGGTTAAATATATTGCTAGGGCTGGTAAGAAATCAAACGAAAGCAAAGAGAAGGATTTAAACAAGGCGATTGACTGTATTAAAAGGGAGTTGGATGTCTAAAATATCACTATTCCCAAAAGGATTCCCAACGAAAGACGACCCGACAAAATATGCACCCGCTCGCATTCCAGAGCAAGAGCTTGCGATTGAAACCTATTTCGATCATATTAAAGATGGATTATGGCAAGATGAAATACTAGCCTACCGTACTGGCAAAATTGACAAGACCCAACTGCGAGGGGTTACACCTTGCGGAACTTTTACAAAGCGAGCAGCTAACGCAATTAAAGAGCCAAGTGGAACGATTGCAATTGATATAGACAAACAAGACCAGATAGAGGGATTAAGGCTTGATCATGTCCGTATTAGATTGATGCAAGATAGCTACACGCAAGCAGTACACGAAAGCGCAAGCGGTAACGGTGGAATGGTTGTATATGTAAAGATCGACCCGAAACGCCACAAGGACGCTTTCTTAGGGCTTGAAAAGTATTTTGCTAATGAGTATGGAGTAGTAATAGATAAGAGCTGCAAGGACGTTAGCAGGTTTAGGTTTGTATCATTTGATCCAGATCTTTACTACAACAACAGAAGTAAGACGTTTAAAACATACCTAGCGAAAACAGAAAAGCCCAACCCTAACCGAGCTACGTATATACACACTAGCGAGGATTTAGATCACGTATGGGAGCAGATAGCAAGCAAGGGGTATGATATAGCACCAGATTATTTTGATTGGCTTAGATGCGCTATGGCGTTATCAAATCACTATGGCGGGCAAAAAGGTTTAGATATCTTCCATTTGATTAGCCAAAACTCAAGCAAGTACGACGGTAAAAAATGCGATGATCAATATGCTGCGGTATCAAAGGCAAGCTATTCAGATGTGAGCATAGGCACGCTTTTATACCTTGCTAAGAATGTAGGTGTAGAAATTAAAACACCAAAGACAAGGGAAATTGAAAGCGTAGTAAAGCAAAGGGTCAAAGCCGTAGGTACTAACGGTGGAGCTGCGACCAAAGAGGATGCCGTTAAGGATGCGGAAAAATTTCTAGTTGAGCAGAAGGGGCATGATGAAATTAGCATTAGGGAAGTATCAAATCAAATTCTAGAGCTTACTCCTAGCGAATTGAACCAAAATACTGGCGACCTTTTAACTGACCTGGAAACCTTTATAGATGGCTTACCTTTAAAATTTAATGAGGTAACAATGCACTACGAATACGAAGGCAAAGAGATGAGGGAAAGGGATTGGAACAACCTATATATTAACTCGCTTAAAGTGGTATCTGATAAAATTAGCCAGCAGCGTTTTGAATTAATGGTAAGGAGCGACAATGTACCTACGTATAACCCGTTTGAGCAATACTTCGAGCGTAACAAGCACAGAACTAGCAAAGGTAATTTTGAAGCCTTGTGTAAGGCTATAACGCATGAACAGAAATTTGAGTTAAACAACGCTGAATATATAGCGAATGACTACCTAGAAATCTACTTAAAGAAGTGGCTATTAGGAATGATCAGCGCAATGAATGGCACGTACTCACTTTTAATCCTGGTATTGACTGGAGGGCAAGGAACAAGCAAAACTAAATTCTTTAGGGGCTTACTTCCAGATGACTTGATGCGTTACTACGGAGAAACTGAACTTGACAAAGGCAAAGATGATGAGCTTTTAATGACCCAAAAGCTTCTTTTACTTGATGATGAATTTGGAGGTAAGTCTAAAAAGGATGCTAAGAAATTAAAGAACCTTTCTAGTAAGCAGTTCTTTAACATTAGAC